TTGCATCTATCTTTTTAATGACATACATCTTACCACTATTGTTTGTTGGGTCAGGAAGGTTAACCGTGATGCTACCTCCACTTGTATCACAAAGTACTAACCAATCGTCATACGTTGGTGTATAAGGTGAATCAGTGTTGTCAATAGTTACTACCTTACCACTTCCGAGCCAACTTCCCATAACGGGATAATTCTCAACGTATACTCTATCTGATTCTGGAATAGCAAAATCTGTACACCTTAATGCAGTGACGTTGTTAAAGTCTCTTGGAGTTGCGACATTAGTTCCCCCTAATACGGTGTTGTAAGTCCCTTGAACGTTGTTGCCATCGCCAGTGCTTATGTTGTCATCGTCTCCTTGATTATCTCCTATGTTTACACCTCCGCTGGATGTACCCAAGAAACCACCACGTCCTTCTGTTGGAAAGTAGTCACCTTGAACACCACTTCCATCGTATGCACCTACACCAACTGCACCGGTGTTTCGTTCAAACGGTGGGTAATAAGTCGCAAGTAAAAACTCACACTCAAACACGCCATCTTCTAAAGGTGTGTAATCGGTTACTTTGTTGAGCCTCCAATATTGCTTTTCAAAGAAGTAAAGGTTGTTAAACTTCAAGTTCACCCAATCGTTTGGAGTTATTCTGAAATATCCCTTAAATATCTTTGAGTTTCGGTCAGCTATTTCGGTAATGGTTTTGTAATAGTATTGATTTACCAAGTTCTGATTGCTATACTCAAATCCTATCTCTGTGTATAGTCTTCGTGGCATACCAAAGTTCAAGTCAAACTGCATATCTGAAGGGTCATCAATATGAAGTGTTAACGGATACTTGGTTGTGTTTGCCGTGCTTGGATTTTGGTCAAAAGTGTAGTATGCCGATGTAGTTACTGCACCACCATAATAAAGTACTCTGAAGTTTGCGTCATCTTTTGGAATCCAAGAATAGTATCTTGTCGTTCCAACTGCTTCTACTAATGGAGTAGGTGAGAATGTTACCTCTATCTTCTTTTCACTCTTGACAAAGTCGTTATCAATACGAACTATATTTTGTCCATAAACCTGGTCATACTGCTCTTTATACTCTTTGTTCTTGATGTCATCGGTATCCTTATAAGTGAATACATAAGGGTTGCTCTGAAGGTCTCCCATAGGTATCACTTGCGTAGGTTGTGAGTAGTCAAGTTTATCTGACCAATCTACATTATCGCCATCGTAAAACTCATCTCTTGGCACAATTCTCAACTCCTTGCTTTCCGTGTCCTCAATATAGAGATTGAACATCTTAACAAAGTTCAGCAGTAAGTCCTTCTGTGTGTACTCACCTGAAAAGAATTGAGAGAAGTCAATCGTATTATCGTAACCTAATAAGTTAGATGCAGTAGCATTGTAAATAAAGCAATTAGCCGTAACTCCTAATGAAGTCAATATACCAAAAATAGACCTATATTGTACTTGTAATTCATCACCACTTTGAAGCGTTAGTATTATAGTATCTTGTGATACTAATTGGTTTGCTTGATAATAAAGTTGTGCAGTTGTTATTTTTGAACCATTAACAAGTACATCTAACTCAACATCTAATGATTGAGTGTTACTTGGAAGTTCAATTTCAATAGTGAATGAATACCTCGCAGAAGCAGGTGCAGTGTATTTATAAGTAGTATTATCCCAATTACCACCATTATCAAAGTTCCCCCCAGTACTATCGTTTGAAAAAGGGATAACGTCACCTGCATTTAATGTAGTCGAGCCTGATATTTGTGCTTGAAATAATCTATTTGTAGCACCACTTGCAGACTCACTGATTGCACCATATTGATAAGGTAATACAAGTCGTTTAAATCGGTCTGTGTTAAAGAACGAATCAGATGTGTAGGTATACCCTATGTTATCAAAAATCTTGTCTATAACGGTTTTGGCATATAGAGCAGGGATATGGTCATCTACTCTCCATCTATCAATCTTATCTATGTTGTGTTTAGGTAGTGGTTGCATCCATACATAACCTTGACCATAGGCAAAAGGCTCTGTACTTCCATTGATGTATATTTGATTATCCCACGAATCAATAACATTAGCGATGTTCATCGTGTGGTTATACTCGCTAAAGTTCAACTCATTCATCTTGGCATTCTCTAACGATGTAAACAAGTCTGCCGTTTGACCGTGAATGGTGCAGTTATACTCAATATCAGAACTGTCGTTAACCACGATTTCAGTCAACCTAATAAAGCCCTCTATTTGAGTCATCCCATCTACCAACACAACTGCACTTGCTTTCTTATTAGGGTTAAAGTCAGGTGTGAATTGAGATGAACCAGTTATTGAGTTACCCACCTCAAAAATGTGAGAGAATAACTTATTGTTTATTTTAGTGCCTGGTATCGTTACCGTTTTACTCCAATCGCTTGACCTTGATTGTGGCTCTTTAATATCGGCAATACTTCGAGTTATCTTGATGTCAAAACCATCGCTTAACTCTACCCTCTGATTATTAACTAATAACTCTATCATAAACGTTGGCTCTTGTCAGGGAAGGATGTCTCAATCTCTAATGTCAAGTTAAACACTTTGTCGTTTACTGCTTTCCTAACCTCGTATGCACTTGATGTAATGTTAACTGCTTTCAATGTGCCGTCATACATCCACACTCTCGGTGACATAACTAACTCTTTTAACCATTCGCTTTCTGCTTCTGTTATATTATTTGAGTTTAAGGTTATCCTCTCATTGGCTTGTGTAAAATAGTCACTCTTTGAATGACTTTGAGCTGAATAGGTGTAGTTAGTACCACTCAATTCATAGGGATTAGATTTAAATGATTTGCGAAGTATATCGTAATTATCACGTCTTATCATATCAAATCGGAATGACTCAACGCCTCCTAACCGATTCAAGAAAAATAAATCAGTATTATTGTACTTGCTACAACGATTGTCAATAGTAATAGTATAAGTAGCCCCAATAGCATTGTTTCCGCTATCTTCAGGAGTGATTGTATACGATGTTGTACCCGAAGGTATGCCACCTGGAATGTTTGAGCCAATCGCAACCCGAACAACTTTAGTGCTTGGTGTATCGATGTTAACACTACTACCGCCAGAAAAACTAACAGATAGATGGTCGCAAGTGCCGTCGTGTAAAAGGTAGAGCCAATCTTTTTGGTCAATGTGTATACGCTTTGCATTATTGTTTGTCAAGAACTGAGCAGTGCTACCACTCTCCATTAGGAAGTTGTCCTCTGCATAACTCAACCAATCAATCGGGTTTAAATAGCCGTTCCAAACGTATCCACTTGCAGAAGTGACTCCAGTTGTTTGCAATATAGGAGATGTTGCTCCAGTGCTATACTCATAACCAAAGTCAACCTTGTATTGGTAGAAAGAGTTAGTACATCCACTTGCAGCTGCATCAGTGAACAACCAATCGTGAGTGACATAGTCTTCAAGTACTCGTGAGATATTAACCACTCCGTTAGTAGATGAGCCATAATGTATGGGAAACTTCAATCGTGTAAGCAATGTGCCTCCACTGCTCTTTACATCTGCTATAAATCGGTAGTTTGAATTGGTCGTTGCATAACCACTCGCATCTGTAACGACATAGATGTTGTCATTATATGCGGGTTGATATTCACCACTTGGTGAATGTGCTACTGTTAGTGCTGCCATTTAACTATAAATAGCATATAGAAGAAAGTGTCCCAAATCAAAGTAACTCATTTAAACAAGCACACACATAACTCTCAAAACCTTTCTGTGCAGCCTTGTCTAATCTCTTGTTTCGTTGCTTTGTGATAGTGGTGTGAAAAGCAATGGTGTTGAAGAACTCAACCAACGGCATTTCCAATATCAAGTCCCACTCGGTTCTTTTGCCACCTGCGAGTCTGTCGATGAGAGAGAGCCATCCAAATGAGTCTCCACTTCCTTCCTCACCTCCGTCAAATAATCGAGGGTAGCGTCCAACAACTTGGGATAAACTGCCGAAAAAAAAAGAGCGTAATTGTGTACATCTGTAACTGGCAAGTCAAGGAAGTTCTCCTCTTTCCACTGGTAGTCATCCTCTATACGCTTACCCCAAAAATTAACTCGATAAGAAAGTATCGCAATTATCTTGTGAAGGTTCTCTATTATGTCTCCTTTGGTTACCTCTTGCAACTCAATAAAGTGATGTGCTTTGATTTCTTTAGCATTGGTGATTAATCTGAAGTACCTCTTTTTAAATCTGAATGAGAAGGCAAACTTTGACTTTGGTATTTCAGATAGCCAACTCAAGTCGTATGCTTTTAGTTTCTCCATTGTCCATTGCCCTACTTCCTCATAAGGTATGCCCTCAATTATTGCTATGGTATATGCAATTCGCTCAATAGGGTTAAATGTATCGTCAATCTCTTGAATCGCTTGAACTTTTCTGATGGTGATGTCTTTCCAACTCATACTACAAATTTATGTTATATTCTTTTAACTTTTGATGCAGTTCATTTCTGACCTCCTCAAATGCTTTGTACTGCTCTTCAGTAATATCCTCATACTTCAGCTTATTCCTCAACCATTGGTCAATGTCAAACAAGGCATTCCAATAGTCCATTGATTTGATGCAAATTTGAAACTCTTCTTCCTCGTCGTGGTGAAATTCTATCGTGTATTTAGGCATAGTAAAATAGTCCTGGTTTATTGTGTTGTTTGCAATCCCAAGCAAGAGCCAACGACATTACACAGTCATCGTGCAGTCCTTGTGGTGCAGTATATCTCACTCCAGTTCGTGAGTATTCAAATTCAAAGTTCCTCATCTCATCAGCGATAGCACCATCAGGGAAACCTATGTTACCACCTTGCACTGCCATTACTAACCCTTCAATGAGTTGTTGCTTTGATTGTGATGTAAACTTAAAACCTTTCACTCGTGGATGCTCTCGTTGTAGTTGCTCAACGATTGGGTCTCCCACACCAGTTGAATCCACAAATGTAGGTGTCGTCCCAATTATTTTAACAATATGGGACATAGTCTGCGACCAATCTTTTTGGAAGCGTTCAAAGTATGCTACATTGCCATCTTGATTGAGACCTATGATAACAGTCCAGTCAGTGTACTTTGCAAGGTCTATCCCATAGCAAATAGGTACACCACTCATCGGAGTTATGCAGTTGTCTATGTTGGTATGTCCGAAAGGGTTACTATTGTCGTCAGCAGGTTCTGCAAGGTACAGTTCTTTAAACACATAGTCGGGTAAATCCCTCTTTGCTTGTTCAATCTCCTCAAGTTCTATGATGCCTTCTTTAGCAGCGTCATAAGCAGTGATTTTGAAATACTCAAAATTAGCCTCACCTGACTTTGCCCTTTCACCTAACTTGTAAAACCAATTCTTTTTACCTTTGACGTTTCCTATTAGTTTACACTTCGCTTGTGTTGCAGTTAGTGTTGAACGCAATGCAAACCAACTATCCTCTCGTGAACGTGATGCTTCATCAAATACGGCAGCGTATACATCCTCACCATAAAGGTTGTCAGGCTTCTCTGCACTCTTAAACTCTATTCGTGAACCCATAGGAGTGGTTAAGACTAACTTGCTTTCATTGGATTGAAAGAACCCCTTCTCACTGACTTGTGATTTCATTCGTCTAAATGCTATCTCTGCTTGTTGGTATACTGGTGCTACCCACCACACGGATTGATTCTCTTTTAGTTTTAAACTCTGCTCAAACAACCAAATAATATGACTTGCCGTTTTACCTGTCTTGGTAGATGCTGCCGTTATCGTGTAACGTGCAGGGCTATCAAGGATGGCTTTTTGGTAGGAAGTCAAATATGGTCGCTTGTAGTTTATTTGCATACACTCTCAAGTACTGCTAATCGCTTTTCGTTTATCTGTTTTATATCGTGGTGTTCTTTAGAATAGTTGTAGTTTATTTCACCTATCTGCTTTGACTTACCACTTTCAATCAGTTTGCCTATCTCTGACCAATCGTTATTATTTACAAAAAAGCAACCTAAATTATTTCTGTGATTGGTATATGGTTCAACGTTGGAAACAAATATCGGTATTTTGTATGCAGCTGCCTCAACGATTTTTAACTCTGACTTGTGTCGGTTAAAGTTAGTTCGTGTAAGTGGTGCAAGTGCAATGTCAATCTCTGAATAATACTCACCGTATCTGTCAGCTCGTGTACCTTGTCGCACATCAAACCAATCAGGTCGTTTGTCAGGAGTAGTGCCAGTGATTGCCTTTTCCATTGCTATCCATTCTTCTGCTCCGTTGTGGTATCCACACATTAAAAATCTTGCATTGTACTTCTCACAAATAGGTGCTATTTGTTCACTCAATAGTTTAAGGTCCTCAACGTGAGATAAACCACCTACCCACCCTAAAGTGAATGGATGCTCCTTCTCTGCTTTCCATTGGCTTTGGTTAAGGTCTAAAGCATTTGGGATGATATGAACGTTCTCGTTATACTCTTTGACTTGACCTGCTAACTGTGGTGTCGTGGTCATAACGGCATCGGAATAATACATTGCGTCCTTGACTGCATTCTTTATGTAAGCACGATAGAACTTGTGAGCAGGATTGTACTTTGGGACAACCCAATAGTCATCCACGTCAACCACAAATGGAATCTTCTTTTTAGCCAGGATTGGTAAGATGTTATATTGCAAACCACCTAACCAACGATTGAAGACAACCACATCGTACTTTTCAAATTCCAAGTCAGCCCATTCTTTGGCTTTTTGTGATACGTCAACTTGGATGCCATAGTCAACTTGAAGTCGGGCGAGTGGAGTGTACAACCTATGGAAGGACACCCCATTCATTCCGTCAAAGAGAGAGAGAATCTTCATTAGAAGGGTAAGTCGTTCTTTGGTTTAGGCACTGCCACCCAATGAGTAGCCTTGCTCTTTTCGTTTTGGCTCTTTAGTTTGCCAACCCTTAAGC